TGCAATGCGAATATCAATCTTGGCGATAAGTTCAGTTGGTGTTGCCATATATTACACGTTACCCTTTACAACGTAACGGTTTGTTACTGCACCACATCCACCCATGTAACGAGCTTTAAATCTGAAAATAATATCTCTTTCAAATTCCTGATCGTTTCCAGGTTTTGCCTGCAATACCTGCAATGGGAAAACCTCAGTGTAAACAAACTGTTTCTTGAAGTCACCATAAAACCATGCTGTGACTGAAAGAAGTTGGTCAATAAAAGGGGTCTGTAAGGCCATTGTTCCGCTGTAAATATTTTTTGTTCCCTGTGGAGTAGTTAGTTTCACAGCCTGTCCGGAATAACAAATCTGGTTCGAAACGCTTTTGAGACTTAATCCTGTTAGTAAAGCATTCGGATTAACAACCATTGGTAAACCCTGCTCGTCAGTAAACTTTGAGAAGAGTACCATTGCTGTATCGAGATCAGTTTCATCGGAAAGACCTTCTGATCCAAGGTTATCCAATGTACCCGGAGTGTACGGGTCATTTGATGTACCACTATATAGTGAAGTTGCAACACCGGCTGGACGCCACGCGGCTTTAATCCCGGTGCTGGTTAATTCAAGAACAGCATTAAAAATAGTTCTTTCACGATCTGATTTTGCGGCTTCTCCGACTCTTTTCGCTCTAAGAATCATCTGCCCTGTCTGATCGAATTTTACCATTTCTTCGGTCAAGGAAATAATTCTACCTTTTTTGGTGTTATAAATTTTATGATATTTCTCTGTAATAGAACCTTCCTGATATTCAAATCCTTCCGGAACTTCTTGAAGTACGTTATCATCCCCAAAACCAACAATTGTTTCGTCTTTTACGGATGAAGGAATTACGGTTACAAGCTGATCGGCAACACCGCCAGCAAGTTCATAAGCACCCTGAACAACTTTATTAATTAAAGCTCCTGTGATTTTAGGAAATGCGGATGAATGCAATGCTTCTGAAAAATCTACATCATCAGTAATAACCCGCTCTTCAATCAAATTGCTTTTTTTGAGATTTGGCTCCCCCATGGCCTCATATAATGCTTTTAATGAAAAATTTTCGGCTGTGATCTTGCCTTCATTAATTTTATTTATCATTACTTTGGCGAACCTTTTTTCGCCGCCAACTGAATACAGATTTTTCATGCTATCTCTGTTCATTTATCACCTTCTCCTTTAGCTCAATGCTATGTCTTTCTGGAAAATACCAGATAAGAAACGAACGAGTACAGTAGTTCCGGCTGTATCCAAATCTTCTGCACAAACAGCGACAACATTTGTTGCTGTACTCTGTAGATCATCAACTGTTTTTTTAAGTAGTAACTGTTTAGCACTTATAACAAACGGATCACCATATTTATAAGTTGAGGATGCAACGGTCATTTCAAAAACAGTTCCGTGTCCTATTTCAAGAACCCGAACACTTGTTGCGGTTCGATCAGTTGTAGGAGAAGCACTTACTGCTACTCCAATAAGATCATCTGCATCACCAGAAGCGGCTACTGCCTTATGTTTTCCCGATGATGTAATCATAACCATGTCACCTTGTTCCACTGCTATGGTCCCGGTTTTTTTAACCCAGCTGTCTACTTCCAGCCCACGTCTGTATCGATATTTATTGCTCATACATTACCCCCGGCTCTCTGCGGCTTCTACAACCGCCTTTTCGAAATCTTCGTCACTGAGAGTGTCTTTACCAATATCAGCACCGTCACCCATGTCTTTAATTTTACCGCCGGGTTTCTTTTTCTGCCCTTCAACAAGTTCTTTTCTATCAGTAATAAGAGCTTTTATGGCTTCTTCATCTTTTGCATCCACCAGCGATTCCTTAAAAGTTTTTGTGACGTATTTTTCATCAAGCTTGCTTTCTTTCAGTAAAGTATCTACCTGATCTTTTTTTTCGGAAATTTTATCTTTTATTTCCTGGTCATCCAGCTTTTTTTTCTGGACTTTGTTAGTCTCGGTTAATTCCGAAATCTGTGTTTTAAAAGAATCAACTTCTTCCTGAGTCGATACTTCATCAAGGATACCTTTTTTCATCCCCTCAACCAAATCGGGTCTGTGTTCCAAAAGTTCCTTCATGGTAATTACTTTGTAATCCATAGATTCTTCCTCTTTGTTTTTGGACTCGGACTCAAACATGTTTACTGTTGATCCGGTTTCGGTCACGAGGTCAGCAGATAGTAATGATTTTAAATCCGTTGCTTCTGCTATACCTGTTTCTCTATCGTAAGTCATTGCTCCATTTGCTACTATAGACAGACCTATCTTGTCTGCCATTTCTTCAACCCATGATTCTACGAATGGAGCCTGAGCAGATAAATACTTAATATCGGCTTTTGGAATTCCTTGTACCATCCTGCCGTTTTCATAATATCCCAGAAGATCATCAACGGAACGAACACCCTGATGTTTTTTCATTTCTTCTGGGCTTGCATGATTTTTATACCATTTCTTATTATTGATATTTTCTGCAACACTTTTTAAAAAATTTTCAGTAAATCTTGTTCCGGTACTGCCTTTAAAATATGAATTACTGGATGTAGGTCTAAGCAATACTACTCCGGAAATAAGCCTTTCTTTTTTATCCAAAGCAATTGCGGCAAACTGTTTTGAAATTGACGATTCCTGTATATTTATGATTTTATTCATAATATTGTTACCTTCCTTAATATCTTCGGCATATTTTCCAATACTGAATTCTTTGAGTAATTTTATAATTTTAGTTCTGATTTCCCTTGGAATAATTGAAGGCATTGTTGAGGTCTTTCCACCCATCGCTTCATCAATAGCTTTGAGTGCGTTTAAATTTACCAGACCAGCTTTGCGATACATTTTAGTTTCCGGATTAATCCCTCCAGTTCCTTCTCTGTAAGGCAAATACCATTTTCGCCGATTAGTTTTGTTTTCTATCCATAAAAAACATTGAGGAGGTAATTTAGTTTTATCTATTAGATTCCATGCCCGATTACTGGCATCCCGTTCTAATATTTTTTTGACTTCTCCATTAAGCCAAAAGGCGAAAATAGTATTGTTAACCGCCCTGTCCATAATCAATAATATTTTTTAAGGTGTTTATTTTTTTTCACCTCAAGCCTATCTCCATATCCTATTGTAACTCCATTCGGGTTTATAATTGGTTTGCCATATTCGATTTCAATATAATTGATTACTTTTTTATGCCATTTACCAATCAATTCCTGACGTTTCCTTTTACCCTCGGCAATCTCGGCTTTTATTTTTGCAATTGCCTTTTTCCGGTCCACTATGCTTTTAATCTGGTCGGTGTAAATAAGTTTGCTTCTGGATTCCTTGATTTTTTCAAGAATATCATCAAATCGATTCGATAAATATCCTGCAATTTCTATCGGAAGAATTCCATGAGTTAAACTCAATTTTTCCTCAATAATTGTGATTTCAGCCTGTCGCGTACCTGAAACTTTCTTTTTGTCTTCTGCCATTCTTTTACTCCCATAAAAAATTTTATTCTAATCTATAAATTATCAATAATCAATGCCTCTTCCCTTGGTTCAATTGTGAGGTAGCATTGACAATTGGGATGTGAAATCGGAACAGCACTTGGAGGAAATACTCCAGCACCTAAACCATACATATCACTTTCTTCATATCCCGGACATTCCCCAGATGTACATTCCCCCGCTCCCGCGGATCGATGCCATTTTAAACCCTTTACCCATGATTTTTTTGATGCATATTCTGCTGTTGCTTCACGGTATGATCTGGTAACCTCAGTTCGAATTAATCTATCCATATTTTTATATGCCGATTTATATCTTCCTTTACCCGGAGGATTTTCTTTATAAAAATTTTTCCAATAATTTGTTCTCATATCGGCTTCTGAAATATACAAAAATCCCCGGATATCATTCATTATTTTGCCAATGTATTCACCTTCGACATATCCTTTAGCAATCATTCTTCGGATTTCTTTATATGAAATTTGATTTATATCCCATATTCTTTCAGATAAAGAAATTCCATTTACTCCTTTAATCATTTTTCCCAAAGCCCGTTTCCATGTGATCTCAAAAACATCTGCCTTCATTCCGATTTTAGCACCGGCTTTTAAACTATTCTTAAATATTGAAACTGAAGCTTTTACATCAATAATTGCGGCTCTGGTACTTTTTCCGATTAAAGATTTTGCTGATCGAGTTAATTTATTATTGAGAATTATCATTTCATGTTCAATTTTTTTAAATAGCGTACCTAAATTTTTAGAACCTGAATCATCAAACGTTGCTATTAAATTCTGGATCTTACCTGTAGTTTTTTTATAAGCATTCCTGTATTTTCTTAGCTCTGCAGATAGATCTTCATTTTTAACAGATTGACTTTTTATAATTGCATTATTTATATCATCTAAATATGACATTTTATATCCTTATATCGGCATTTCCGGATCATTAAAATCTTCCACTTCATCTAAATAATCCTTTTTTATTATTTGATTATTCTTCGTCTTCCATTTCCTTTTTTTGTTTTTCGATTTCCAAATCTTCTTCATCCTTTTCAAAATCTTCATCATCACCTTCTTCTTCGGCAGTTTTATCCATGAGTTTTTTTTCTTCTTCGTGATCGAGATCAAGTTTTGACTGTGCTGTTGGTTTAGACATTAGATCGGCTTGTATCTGCATGATAATTGCTTTGGTTTCATCCAAAATATCTCTGGAAACAAGATCAGGGAAAGTAATACTGCAATCAGTTGAAATTGGCATATCTTCTTCTATATCTTCAAGCTCTCCATTTTTATTTAATCGTTTTACTGTAACTTTTTCATTTTTCGGAATTGTTCCTTTTTCAATACCATCTTCAATTACTCTATAAAATATTTCTTTAAATGCTACTGCAAAAAAATCCTGCCAGTCTTCAAATTCCATAATTGCCGGTCCCTCGGCGATCATAGTACTCGCATAACTTCCGTTACTGGCATCGGAACTAATCATGAATTCCGGCAACCCACAACCAGCGGCAATGGATAATAACCAAGCCCTACCGTCCTTCTGGACATCAGCCGCCTGTAAATTCGGAGATTTTAATTCATATTCCACATTTTTATTTGTCGTATATATTGATATATTTTTCGGAACCTTTTGCATTGGAGTATTATCTTTTGCAAATTTTCTTGTGGTATCATATTTTGTTTTAATATTTGCCGCCTGAGTCGGATTACCTTTTACTTTTTTAATTAATGCAACAGTATTTCGAATTTCGTTTAATTTTATTCTGTCAGTTTGCCATTTTTTATAGCTTGCCAAATCTGATAATATCGGTTCGTAGAAAGAACGCCCACGGACAACATCACTATCAACTAAAATTTTAATATGCTGAACTTCTTCTGCTGGAACTGCTTTACCTTTATAGTAATATGCCAATACGGTTTCTATATCGTCCGGATCGGTTTCAATCCCTTGATTTATTTTCCCTTTGTAAGTAGATTCTCTTTTATCATCCGGATCAAATACAAGGCCAGGGTTCATAAATCGGATTTTCATCACATCCTCTTTATTTTCTCCGGGAAAAAATCTATTAAAACATTCGCCGTCCCTCATTGCCCGGCGAACAATTTCTTTCTTTTTTAAATCCATTTTATTAACTTTCCAAAATTCTTTCCAAACCTCTGATACCGCAGGAACTAAACTCATTGGGGTTATTCCAAAACCATGCCCGGCGACATACTTTTCAAACAACCTGATTATGTTCCTTCCATGACCATTTTTATAATATGTTTTGACTGCCTGTTCTCTGAGTGTATCTTGATCGTCCTTATCCAGCCCCTTTGGATCAGACGATCCGAGTAATTTCCAATTTGCTTCATCTACTTCGGGGAGAACATAATCATTTCCCTCTGCTATTGGTACAATCGCTTTCATTTGCTCATAAGCAATTTCGGCTTCCTGTAACTGGATTTTATTATTAAGAACACGGACTTTCCTTCTTTCAAACATAATTGTTCTCCATGTATATTTTATCGGCAGACAGAAAATCTTACAATCTTTTGAAAATTCATCGAATTTAACGAAAAAAACGTGAAAAAAGCACGAATTCGTGCGATTACCTATAGACAAGCATACTACAATGTAGTAGTATTAGGGTTATCAGAGGGAAGGAGAACGGGATGAATAACAAAGAAATGACAGTTATTGATGTTTTTTTAGAAAATTGGAAAGAATCCGTAAGAAAATATTATATTTCCAGATATACGGAATATACTAAACTATTTAATATTGCAAGAAATAAAAGACTTGCTTTTTTTGAACTTAATGGCGGAACCAGTTATCGTTGGTCTGAAGAGAACAAAAAAGAAATGGAAACTATTAACAAAGCTTAT